ATCTTTTCGCGTTTTTCTTCCGCTTTATATTTTCTTGCAATTTGTTTTTCAACCCATTCGGGCAAGTCGAGGATAGCGTCGAATCTTTCCCATTTATAAGGCTTCTTAGTTGTCGGATGGATCGACGGTTCGCAAGCGATATAATTCTTAATACGCGTTTGAATACCTTTACAATCGCGAAAATTTCCTTTGTACTTCTCGCCCGCTTTGGCCTTAAAGATATAATGAAAATTTCCCGATCCGGTTACTTGTTTCATGGTCATTGGTTCGCCGTGAAGTTGAACCATGTAATCCCAATATTCCATCCCGCCGTCTTTAGTATCGACGTCAATAACTACATAACCAACTTGCCCCGGAATCGTTGCCCAATTGCATCCTTCGTGCTTTCTTGCCCATTCTTCGATTTTTTTAATATCGGTCGTCGCTTCTTTTTGCCATTGATAAGTTATAGGCGATTTTTCTCCCGCTTTTAAGGGGACGATTGGAAAGCCTTTATCGAGACAAATTTTTAAAGCTGATAAAATATTTTTTTCCATGACTAACCTTCTTCGTTAAGGCTTTTTTGAGTATCTTCGGCCAGCTCTGCATAAGGCCTATAAATGGAATCGAAACTTAAAAGGTTATTGGAAATTTTTATGATCTTATAAGCGACAATTGGCGAAGGGACATGAGTTCCTTTTTTCCAATGGTATAATGCTTGATTAGTTAGATCTAAATCCTTAGCTAATTTTGTCATGCCGTAAGCATCAATAAATGCTTCGAGCGAAATCTTTTTGCTCATTGTTTTCCCCTAAAATCTTGAATTTGTGTGAAGGTATCTTAAAGTTATATTTAATTGTTGACAATAGTTTTTTTGAATGTTTTTATTTCGCCATTAAAAATTCTAAAACAAATTAAAGGTTCCAAAGTGAAGCTTAAACTTAGCGAAATGATTTCTCTTTCGAGAGAAGTTATAAGCGACGAAATTTATAGAGCGCCGAAAGGGATGGACTATCTTCCATTTCAAAAAGTAGCGATTAAATGGATCTCGCTTTTCGATAAAGTTTTAATCGCCGATCCGCCGGGAGCGGGCAAAACGATAATGATAGCGGGGGCAATTAATAACGAAGGGCCAAAGCGAATCTTAATATACTCTCCGGCCTCTCTTATACTTAACTGGAAAAAAGAACTTCAAAAATGGATGATAAATCCCCTTCCGATATTTACATGGAAAGAATTCGAGAAGCTTAAAGAAGTTCCGAAAGAATTTATAATCATCGCTTCATTTCATTATGCGGGCAAGAAGGAAGCTATTTTAAAGGTTCTAAAACTTCGATCAATCGATCTTTTAGTTATCGATGAATCTCACGCCTTCAAAAATATGCAAGCGAACCGAACGAAGCTTTTATTCGCTGTAAATGGCCCTTTTAAAATAAGTAAAAAGGTCGTGGCCATGACGGGAACGCCGATCGTAAATAAACCGATCGAACTTTATCCTTTAATTAAAAGACTAGCTCCGCATTTAATCCAAAACATGAATAAATTTGAATTCGGCATGAAATATTGTGCGGGATGGGCGACGCCTTGGGGAACTTATGACTTCTCGGGAGCGTCGTCTTTAAAAGAATTAGGAACCAATTTAAGAAGCGGTTTTATGATTCGAAGAGAGAAGAATCAAATTCTCCCGCAATTGCCGAAGGTCATAAAAAATTTAGTTTATCTCGATAAAAAAGCGCCGAAACATTTAGCTTATAAAGATCAAAACGTAAGCAACAAAGGCGCGGTCGCTTTTGAAGAATCAAGCGTCGCCCATTTAGATCTAGGGCTTCTTAAATTGCCTTTGGCGATTGAATATTTAAAAACAATGAACGAAGGCGGCCATAAAAAAATGATCGTGTTCGCTCATCATAGAGAAGTATTAAAAGGATTGGCGGTTGGCCTGGCCGAATTAAATCCCGTTTTATTTATGGGCGGTATGTCGCCAAAAATGAAAGACGATGCCGTCACTAAATTCCAAGAAGATCCAACGTGTGAAGTTTTTATCGGATCGATAGTCGCGGCGGGCGTTGGTTTAACATTAACCGCCGCTTCTTACGTCGCTTTAGTCGAGGCGGATTGGCGGCCAGGGATAAACGATCAAGCGATCGATAGGGCGCATCGTATAGGGCAATTAAGCACGGTTCTAGCGGAGTTTTTAGTTATTGAAGGAACCTTAGACGAAAGAAAATTAAAAGTGAACTTAACCAAAACGCAAAACGCGAAGGAGTTTTTCGAATGAAATGGACTTATTTTATTTGGTGGGCCGCGATTATGTTTCAATTGGTTTTATCAAATTGGCATTTATCTAATATTAGAAAAGAAATACGTTCCATAAAATTGGAGAAAGGGATTTATGAGTAAATATTTTTATATTATTGGAACCCACGACGAAAGCGACTCCGTAAGAATCATAACTCGCGCGGGAAGAAGAGAGTTCGCGCTTGAATTTATAAATAAGATAAAGGACGGGCAAGAAGAACTTTATATCTTTGAATCGAACGAAGATAAAAATCATAATGCTTTAGAGGAATTCGAATCTATATGGTTCAACGAAGAAAAAAGAAAAGCGTTCGTCAAAGCTGAATTACAAAATTATGTAACAACGCCGGAAATCGGCAATAACAACGAAGGGGAATCTCAAATGGACAAAACAAAATTATCAAACGGCCTAATGTTAATCGCGAACGGCTTCGCTTTATGTTCGCAAGCTTTCGGCGGAGTAATGGCCGAACTTGCTAAAACAAACGAAGATAAAGATTTAGAAAAATCAATCGAAGCGGACGAAACTAAAGCAAAAAAAGAAAGAAAAGCTAAGGCGACAAAAACGAAAGAAGTTGTCGAAGAAACTAAAGCAGTCGAAGAAGTAGCGGCCAGCGAAGAAGATTTCGGCGATTTCGACGATTTTAGCGGCGAAGAAGAAAAGAAAACTTACACGGTCGAAGATATTCGCGCCGCTTGTATCTCGCACGCTAAAAAGAACACGAAGGAAAAAACTTACGCAATTCTAAAAGAGTTCGGAGCTAAATCGCCGAACGATATTAAAGCGGAATCATATAACGACGTAATGGCAAAATTGGCGGTTTAATATGCATCTAATGATTGACATTGAGACAATCGGAACGGGAGCGAATACGGTCGTTTTATCAGTCGGAGCGGCGTCCTTTAATAAGGACGGCGTTCATTCGAAGAAAGAATGGACTTTGGATATGCAAGAACAAATTAAGCTTGGCCGCGCCTTCGATCAAGATACTTTATTTTGGTGGATGAAACAAAAAGACGAGGCGAAAAAAGCGTTCGATCCTAAGCTTCCAAAAATCGCCCTGGCCGACTTCTTTCCTGATTTCGAAAAGTATATCGACGGGGAATTAACGAAGCTAAAAGAAAAGCGCGATGAACTAAAACCTTGGGGAAATGGGGCCAACTTCGACATAACAATAATCGAAGATCTTTATCGTAACCAATGGGCGGGCGGAAAAGATGCGATTCCTTGGAAGTTTTGGAATATCCATTGCTTTAGAACTTTTAATCATCTTACCAAAGCGAAAGATTTAGTTCCAAGAAACGGGATTTATCACAATGCGGCCGACGATGCCGAGTTTCAAGCTTTATGCGTGATCGCATTTTGGAAGAAGCAAGCGAATAAAGGAAAGTAAAATGGCCTTAAGGAACCGTTACCCGGCCCCATGTTATTGGTGTAAGAAAATGATCCCAAAAAACGAGGGATTTCTAACAAGAAAATGGGGCCAATGGTTCTCGCATTGTCTCGAATGTTACGAAGCTAAAAAATTAAGAGAAAAGGAAAACATAAAATGAAATTAGAAACGCACGAAGTCCATTCATGGGCGATCATTGATCCAAAGACTTTAGTAATTCAATGTTACCTTGATCCGGCGGTTCCGAATTACGTTGATACTTGCAACGAATATAAAAGAAATGGTTTTTTAATCGCTAAACTTTTCGGAGAAGTTCACGTCCCGGAAGAAACTTTGACCTTTACAAGATCGGAAGTCGTTAAGGTTTTAGAACCGGATTTAATTCCGCCGATGATTGATTTCATTTTGAAGCAATTAGGATTTAAAAATCGGGGAATCAAATGACAAAAATAAAGCACGCCGAACGCGCGCATTCGAAACTTGGGGCGTCTTCCGCCGATCGTTGGATTAATTGTCCGGGATCGGTGAAGTTATCGGAGAAGTGTCCGAAGCCGCCCGATAGCGAATACGCCGCCGAAGGAACTTTCGCGCATGAATTATGCGAACACGTTTTAAAAGAAAAAATTTCGAGAGAAGACTTGGAAAACGTCACGCATTTTAAAGGGAAAGAAATCCCCAAAGAAATGCGCGATCACGTTTTCCTTTACGTTGACCATGTTCGGGCGCTTCGAAAAGAGATTGGGCCAGGGGCCGAATATATGATGGAACAAAAATTCCATTTAAAGCATATTCATCCGGATCTTTTCGGGACTTCCGACTTCACTATTCGCGAAGAGTTCGGCCGTTTAATTACGATCGATTTTAAATACGGCGCGGGAATCGCGGTTGACGTCGAAGAGAACGAACAATTACTTTACTATGCTTTGGGCGCTTCTCACGGCGGGAATTATGATTCCGTTGAACTTCATATCGTTCAACCTCGCGCGGATCACTACGACGGCCCTATTCGTATTTGGAAAACAGATATGAAGCGCTTAATGGAATTCGCAAAAATGCTTAAGGCCGCGGCGATCGCTACTCAAGAAGACGACGCGCCTTTAAACGACGGCGATCATTGTCGTTGGTGTAATGCGAAGGCAATTTGTCCGAAGCTTATGGAAAAGGCAATCGCAACGGCCCAAACGGATTTTAAAGATCCGGTCTTAAAGCTTCCGGGAGTTGAAAACTTAACCGATCAACAAATTTTAAACGTCGTTAATTTCCAAAAACAAATTGAGAATTGGTTCGAAGCCGTTAAGGATTTCGCCCTTCTTAGAATGCAAAATGGCGAGAAGATCGACGGCCTTAAAATGGTAGCAAAAAGATCTTATAGGAAATGGATAAATGAAGACGACGCCCAAAGGATTCTACTCGAAAAATATGGCCAAACAATATATGAAAAGAAATTTTTATCTCCAAGCGCGGCCGAAAAAATTCTTGGGAAAGATCCTATTTTGGGCCTCTGTGAATCTCTATCTAGCGGCGTTACGATTGCGACCGAAGGCGATCGTAGAAAAGGACTTACAAGCGCGAAAGATGATTTCGGAGTCGTGGAATAAATGAAAGTAACGAATGAAGAGATCGCAAAATTAAGAACCAAAATTTCGAGCATAATTTTATCGTGCGAAAGTTACGAACAATTGGAGTCATGCGAGAAATGGTTTTATAAGATTCGATCTTCTCATCCGAATAGAGATTTCTTAGTCGGAAATTTCGAAACAATGTTTACTTATATGTACTTGAATACGAGAAGAAAAATTATAAAAGAATACCGGGAAAATAACTTTCCCCAATAACAACAAAAGAGGATTCCAATGGCCGAAGAAAAACAGAAATTTGTAAAGGTATTAACCCCAAGCTTTAGAGTATCGTTCCCGAACGTATTCAAAGCGAAATCAGCATTCGAAGGGCAAGAACCCGTGTTCTCTATTCAAATGCTTTTCCCTAAATCGACCGACCTTAAAGAACTTAAAAAATTAGTTCAAGAAGTCGCTACTAAAAAATGGGGATCGAAAGATAAATGGCCGAAGAATTTTCGCTCGCCCTTCAAGGACGGGAACGAAAAGAACTTAGAAAATTATAAGGACATGATCGTTATAGAGGCCCGTTCGAAAATGCAACCGGGCCTAGTCGATCAAGCGACTAATCCGATCATTACACCGGGCGATTTTTATGCCGGTTGTTGGGCGCGTGCAACGGTTACTTGTTACGCTTATTCTAAAGCGGGAAATAACGGCGTAAGTTTTGGCCTTCAAAACATTCAAAAGATGAAAGACGATTCTTCATTTAGCGGGAAGAGTAACGCGAAAGACGATTTCGAAATTATCGAAACGGACGAAAGTTCGTCAAGCGATGATTCGTCGGGGGACGACTTTGATTTCTAAATTCGAAGTAAGTTGTCCTTCGTGCGTTTGTCCGGTTCGTTGTCCTTTTTGCGGTTTAGTTTTGGAGAAAACTATCGGTGATAAAGGAAGCGGAACGGACGCTTTCGCGGCGGTTTTTAAATGCGGATCGATAGTTGAATTTATAAAAGGCAAAAATGGGCGCTTCACTACAACAACAAAACAAAACTGTAAAAAAGAAATGTAAAATTCCTTTATGCTCGGAAAACCGCCGGGCATTAGGTTTTTGTATAAATCATTATGGACGATTTAAACGCGGCGGCGATATGAATGCCCCAATAAGGGATCTTTCTCGGGGACTTAAAAAGCATCCGGAATATAGTTCATGGTTGGCGCTAAGAACTAGATGCAATAATCCGAATTTTCATAGCTATCCTTACTATGGCGGTAAGGGGATAAAAGTTTGCAAAAGATGGGATTCGTTTGAATTATTTATCAAAGACATGGGGCCGCGCCCTTCTTCGCTTCATACCGTTGATCGCATAAAAGCGAATAGGAACTACACGCCTAAAAATTGTCGTTGGGCCACAAGAAAAGAACAATCCCAAAGCCGGGGATATTGTAAATTCAATTTAGAAAAAGCGAGAAAAGTTCGGGAAATGTTTAAGACCGGGAAATATAGATATTCCGATCTAGCGAAAATTTTTAAAGTTGGGAATACAACGATAGGATACATCGTCACGGGAAGAACATGGAAAGAATAATGTATCTTGACTTCGAAACGAAGTCCATGGCCGAACTTCGTAAGCAAGGGGCCTTTAAATACGCTCAAGATCCGACGACTTCAATTCTTTGTTTCGCTTATAAATTTAACGACGAAAACGAAGTAAAGCTTTGGCGTCCGGGATTAGAACTTCCAAAGAAAATTATAGAACATATTTCAAGCGGCGGGATTATAAAGTCCCATAACAGTGAATTCGAATATTGTATTTGGCAATTCGTAGGGCGGCGCTTAGGCTGGCCGGCCGTTACTTGGGATCAATTTCAATGCTCGGCCGCGAGAGCGGCGGCGCTGGCCCTTCCAAGATCACTCGAACAATTGGCCAAGGCGGTTAATGCCGGAGTCGAAAAGGACATGGAAGGGAATCGTTTAATGATGAAACTCTCCAAGCCGAGAAAAATTAAGGGCGTTCCAACTTTTGTCGAAGGGACTGCGGCGGAATTGGAGCGCCTTTATTCTTATTGTAAAAAAGACGTCGAAGCGGAGATCGCTTGCGAAGCGAAAACTCTCCCGCTTTCTAAAGAAGAAAATCGTTTATGGATTTTTACTTCGAAAATAAATGAACGGGGAATGAGATTCGACCGCGAGAAGGTTTTAAAAGCGATCGAGTTCGTAAAATATTACACCGAAGAACTTCAAGAAGAACTCGAACAAATAACTTGGGGCCAAGTGAAAACCGGAAAACAAACGGCGAAGCTTTTAGAATGCCTTAAAAATGAAGGGATCGATCTTCCCGACGTAAAGGCGGGGACTGTTAAAGAAGCGCTCCAAAGGCCCGATTTAAACCCAACGGCGAGGCGTTTACTTGAGATCCGCCAAGCGCTTGCGATGTCTTCCGTTTCTAAACTCGGCGCTATGATCCAAGTCGGGGCCAATGACGACAGACTTCGCGGATTGATTCTATATCATGGCGCTTCGACTGGAAGATTTTCTGGCCGCGGAGTTCAACCCCAAAACTTTCCTCGCGGAAGTGTTTCGGACGTTCAAAATATTTTCGATGCTTACGATCAAGGATATGACTTTTTTAAAATGCTTTTCCCCAACGTCCTGGCCGCGATCTCGTCGTCACTTCGCGGGATGCTTATCGCTTCGGAAGGCCATGAATTATTCGCCGGCGACTTCGCATCGATCGAAGCGCGCGGACTTCTTTGGATCGCCGAAGACGAGGCGGGATTAAGTATTTTCCGCGCGGGAAAAGATATCTATAAAGAAATGGCGGGAGAAATTTACAAGATCGATCCTAAGCACGTTAATAAGAACCAAAGACAAGTCGGGAAATTCGCCATTCTCGCTTTAGGTTATGGCATGGGCGCGAAGAAATTCGTCGATACTTGTTTAAGTTTTGGCGTCGTTATTACTTTCGAATTCGCTCAAAGAGTCGTTAACATTTATCGCGAGAAATTCGAGATCGTGAAAAAGTTTTGGTATGAAGTCAACGCCGCCGCAATCAAGGCCGTAAAAAGTCCGGGTTCGGTTGTTAAGTGTAAGCGATTGGCCTTCCTATATAAAGGCAATTTCTTAATGATTAGATTACCAAACGGAAGAAAACTTTTTTACGCTTCTCCAAAAATATCGACTGAAATAAAAACTTGGGGCGAAGTTCAATCGCTTTCTTTTATGTCGGTCAATGCCAAAACAAAGAAATGGGAGCGAGAACATACTTACGGCGGGAAGCTTGTCGAAAATATTGTTCAAGCTTTAAGCCGCGATCTCATGGTCGAAGCTATGTATTTACTTGAAGACGCCGGATATAAAGTTCTTATAACGGTTCACGACGAAGTTGTTACCGAAAGAGAAATAGGAAAGGGATCCATAAAAGAATTCGAATCAATAATGAGTAAAGCGCCGGCATGGGCGAACGGCTTCCCGATTGGGGCCGAAGCCTGGAAGGGCCAAAGGTATCGTAAATGAAAAAGCATTTTTCTTATATACGAAGACAAATTAAAGAAATTGAAACTTATCCTAATTATTACATTGATCGTTATGGCGTTGTTTACGTTAAAAGATTAAAAGGATTTAAAATAATTAAAAGTCAAATTTCCAAGAACGGTTATGTCCGCGCCGATCTTTGGAAAGACGATAAGGGCAAGAAGCATTTAGTCCATAGATTAGTCGCGCAAGCGTTTATTAAAAATGAAAATAATTATCCCCAAGTTAATCATAAGGACGGCGTTAAAACTAATAATCATTATAAAAATTTAGAATGGACAACTAAAAGTAAAAATCAATTGCACGCGTATAAAATAGGCCTTCAGGTCGGATATAAAAAACCGGGCCACAAATTAAGCGAAGAACACAAAGCGAAACTAGCAGAAGGGCGGATCAAATATATTAAAAAATTAAGGGGCGAAGTATGAAATACTTATCATTTTTTGCGGGCATCGGTGGATTTGAATGCGCGCTTTATAAAGTTTTTCCCGAAGCCAAGTGTAAAGGTTTTTCAGAAATCGACAAGTTTGCCATTCAAACTTACTTAAAAAATTTTCCGGATCACGAATTTTTAAACTATGGGGATATAACTAAGATCGATGTAAATTCCTTGCCCGAAGTCGACGCCATTTTTGCGGGAAGCCCTTGCACGGACTTATCAATCGCCAAAGGAAATCGTCAAGGCCTCGCGGGATCAAGATCGGGATTGTTCTTTAATTTTGTAGAAATTTTAAAAGTCAAAAAACCAAAATATTTTATCCTGGAAAACGTCGCTTCAATGTCCAAAGAGGCCCGCGAAGAAATGACGGCCACGCTTCAAAGCGTTTGTTCGGACGAAATTCACGTCGTCGAAATATGCTCCGATCATTTCACGCCCCAAAAAAGAAGGCGCCTTTACTGGACGAATTTTAAAGTCCAGGCGCCGCCAAAAGAAATGATTGGGGAACGCTGGCCGGATCTTGTCGCGTGGTCGCGATCGACTCGTTATCCGGAAGATAAAGAAAAATATGTCGAACAAAGAGAAGTAAGGGACGGCCGGGCCAATACATTAACGACCGGCGCCGGATGCGGATCTTTTTCTTCGAAAAATTATATTGATATTTTTGGCGATCTAGTCCCATTAACTCCGGAAGAATGCGAACGCCTTCAAGGTTTTCCGGAAGCCTGGACGATTGGATCCAACGCCCAAAGATATAAACAATTGGGGAATGCCGTAACGGTTCCCGTAATAGAATGGATTTTAAAGGGGATTAAATGAAAGCTTTTTTACTTGTAATTTTTAACGTGAATTATTTTATTTTGGCCCACGCTTTTGTTCTTTATTTTAGGATAATAAAGCGCCCGTCTTTCGACTATCAACGCCCTTACGAAAGCGTTCATAAAATGAATATTTATAGGGCGAAAGAAGCTTTGGTTCTTCTTGCCCTTCTTTCAACCGCCATTTATATCAACTACTTAATACTTAAATAATGTCGTGACAAAAAAGGCTTGACAATTAAGTCACGCCATGTTAAATTTGATGTATGAAAAGAACGCCTAAAGTTAAGTACATGACCGAAGAACAACTTAAAAGAATCATCGCCAATAATTATCAAGGCGATCCGGCCCACGGTTATGGATACGATTACGGCGCGGATCTTAAAGATGAAATCGATCAAAGACTTTGGGAACTCCAAAATAAGAAACGCGAAAAAGAATTAGAAAAACAAATAAAAGAAATGGATGAAATGCCGGAAGACGACGGCGGAGAAGTTCCATTCTAAGGGGATTTTATGACTTACTTAGAACAAATAAGATCAACGGCGGGCCTTGTAACAGAAGACGAACTCACAAAATTAAGACTTGAAGAAGAACTTTTAATTTGTTTGGTTCGTAAGAACGGCCTTTCATTAGATTCCAAAAAGAAGATAATGGAAAGGATCAAAGAAATTAACCGCCGTGAAATCGAAATTCTTGGGGGATAATATGGCCCGAAATTATACAACGCCGCCGGATCGTTTTAAGCCTTTCATAAATATCCGAGTCGGCATTAAATCACTAGAAAAGAAATGTACTAAATGCCAAAAATGGCGCGCATTGAATTTAGATAATTACGATCCGGATCGAAATCGGCTTTACGGATATCATAGTCAATGCAAAATATGTCAAGGACTTTACGGAATGTTTTATCGAAGAATATACAAGGGGCAAGTAGCATGAGCGACTTTTTACTCGATCACGGGGAAAAAATATTAGGATTTTTTCTCGTTTTTCTTTTAATCGGATTAACCTTTGGGTTTTATTTCTCGGTTCAAAACGATCAAAGATTAATAAAGCAATGCCTGGCCGACGGGCGTAAAGAATACGAATGCGTTTCGATGCTTAAAAAATCCAATTCAAGCGCTGTAATAGTGCCAATAATAAGAAGGTAACAAAATGAACGCAAGCGACATTAAAAAAGATATCCGGGCAACGATAAGAGTTTCAAGCGCAGTAAAGGAAGAATTAAAAAATCAACTTAATATGTCGATCCAAGAAGCTTTTGACACGTTCATAAATATTAATTTAATTTTTGAAATCTTGCCCAATCAAGGGCAAAATAACGGAGAAATATCAATGGCCAAAAAAGTAACAAAGAAAGCGGGAGCGAAGAAAGATGAATCAAAAAAGAAGGTCGGAAAAACAAAAGCTACAAAACAAAGCGGGGCAAGTAAAGCTTCCAAAAAGTGAATTGATCTCTAAGATGAAAGACGAAATCATTTTAGAGGCCAAGGCAATCGCGACGGGGGCAAGTAATCACGTCGGCCGACTTGCCCAATTGGCCAAAGAATTAATTGAAGAAGAGGCCGCCGAATAAGCGGCCTTATTATTTAGGGGAATTTATGTCGAAAGAAAAAGCAGAAAAGAAAACGAAAGTATTCAATGAAGAATTTAAAGGTAATGAAATGTTTTCAATATGGCCTGTAAACGAAGAAGGCGAGAAGCTTGCGGAGTATCCTATAATCAATTTCGGAAAAGCGAAAGCGCGAGCGATTCTAAAGCATATCGAAGAACTTAAAAAGTTCGTTGGGGAAAATTAAAAAGGCCTAGAATTATCTAGGCCCTTCCGTTCTACTTCCCTAGATCGTCCTTGATTAAGGGATTATCGGCGGGCAGTTTCTTTTTTGAATTTCAAACATATTATTTAGAGGAATGATTTTTGGTTCCGCTCCGGAGTCGATCAATTCGACGTCGGCGTCTTTCCATTTCTCATCGGCCAGGGCGCTTTCGGCGCTTGTTAAAACGACGGCCAGCTCGCCTTTATCCGGGTTCGCTCCCGGAACTGATAAAGCGACAACCGTTCGCACGCCTTTTGTACTACAAAAAACAAGGTTCCCCGAAACGTAAGGGGATAAAGAAATCGGACGGCCATATTCATCCGTTAAGAAAATAGTAAATTCGATTTTTGAACCGACAACGATAAGCGCTCTATTTGATATTTCAGTCACGGACTACCCCCAAAATTGGATCTTGTTTAATTATAATTCTTATTTCTCCGTTCGTAATTATCGGCCGGAGTTTTGTTTCTTTTTTAATGACGACTTTCATTGGCGCGTTTTGGATTAACATGATTCCAATTCTAGGCCGCGCGATCTTGGCGAAAATGGCGTAAGGCTTGCTTACCAAAGAACTCGGATCGAAAGTTTCTTTCTCGTATATATCCAACGCTTGCGAATAGTTTAAATCTTGGATAGAAAAACCGGCGTCGGAGTAAACGCGATAAATGGCGCTTACTTGATCTTTATTTGGCATCGTCGCAACGTCGTCGCTGTAAAGGCCGCGATCTTGATGGGCCAAATCAACCGAAGGCGGAACCAAAGGAAGCCCGTCGAGGTCATAAAGAAACGCGCGAACAAAGCGAGTCGGGTTCCCGTCGCTAAGACTTATTTTAAGGTTTAATTTTGATCCTACGATTCTTTTAAACATTTCTTTTTTCTCTTATTATCGCGATAAATTTTTGCGTTCGTTCTTCTCCAAGCGCGGGAAGCATCGGCCGCCGCTTTATCGGCGTAGAAATCTCGGCAAGCGATTGAATGCCAAACTTGTTTATTCCCTTTATTTACTTTAAAGGTTAAACCGCAACGACAAATTACTTCGACGAGTTCTAGTTCCAAGAATTCGCCGCCTTTATGTAACCGCGCTTTTCGAGCGAGTCACATATATAGTCAAGATCCCGAACGCCGAAAGTATCCATATCGCGCGGGAGTTCCAATCTAAAATCGATTCGAACGAAGCTTCTTAAAAGCCCCTCGTTTACGTTGGGAAGTCTTAGGATAGTATTAATCAAAATCATTTCCGAACACTTTAAAGAGGCCGTTCCGCGTCCGAACGGGTTCCTAATATTCTTCCCAAAGAAATGGGCAATTCGAACAAAAAGAATCCCAAGATTTTCCCAAAGAGCGTAAGGCGCTCCGGCCCATTCTTCGCCTTCTGTTTTCATCACTTCATAAATAACTTCGGGCAAGGTGACTAAATATAATTTCGTAATTTTTGCATGATCTAAAAAGTGTCTCTCACTCATAAAACGAACGGAAGATCCGGCCGCTTCGTTGACCATGAAAAAAGGACGTCGATCATTTCTAGGGTATAGAGTAAAGCAATGAGATGAATGATAAAGCTTAAGCCACGAAAGCGGATTAAATGTCTTTGGCATTTCGGCCCATCTTATTAATGTCGAGAAAATTTTTAAAGGACTTCTTGCCCGTGAAAATCCTATATAAAATTCTTTGTTCATAAAATCATGCTCCCGTTAAATAATTATAGATCTTAGTCTTCCATAAATTCAACCGATCGACCGAAATAAATGGATCAAGGCCCGGATAAAGTTCCGGATGCGCGATTAAATAGACAAGAACTTCCATCGTCACATTTAAAGTCGAAGTATCTAAAGTTTGTTTCAAACTTAGAGGATACATTCGGCCAGGAAGTTGAACCGGAAGGCAGAAAACGCCAAGAACGTCGGCGGTTTTTCCGAGTTGAGTCACGCCCCAAGCCATATTCTCGGCCCGCATTTCGCGAAGAAGAGAATCGACGAACGGATCAACGTCCTTTCCAAGTTTATCGATAATGGTATCGACGACGCTCACGTTCGAAAAGTTCGCAACGAACGAAGAAACATAATCAATTTGGGATTGGTTTAAATTGGCCGTGAAATGAAGTTCCACGTCGTCGCCTTTAATAACAAGAAAGGAATAAATAGAACCGACTAAAGCGTCCTTTCTAAGATCCTTATCGAGTTTACTGGCATTCGTTACCGTTTTTATAAAAAATAAAATATTCATTAATTAACTCTCCATATTTCCGCGCGGCAAGTGAAACAAGATAAAGTCGCCCCGGCCGTTTCTTGTCTCATTCTAAGTTCTATCGTGTGAGTCGTAACCGTTGCGAACGTAGAATAAAAGAAAAAATGTTTTCCAATTCTTTGGTTCAATGCTTCCGATAGTTCTTCCCTAAAAGTTTCAACTAAAACGCCGTCTAGGAAAACGTCAAAAATCCCGTCGACCGTTGTAGACGAATTGGCCCAAAGCCAATTAATCCCGATTCGGTATTTCCCCAAAGGTTTTTGAAGAGTCGTAAACGAAGCGGCTACGATATTCGTCGCGCCCGTTGTCGTGGCCGTTGTTAAATCCGAAAACTCTTCGAATTGATCCCCTAAAATTTGGGCAAGAAGGATTGAATTAATTTGATTTATTTGTCCTTGAATTTTTCCGAAAGCTTCCAAGATCGTGTCGGTCGCCGCGATCGCCGCGTTTGTTCCGACCGTGTAGCCTGTTAAAACGACCGCTAGAACGGCGTTCAAAAAGTTCGCGAAGGTTTTATCGCCTCGATAGTAATCGTTGGCCGTAGCGGCGTTTATTGTATTCTCTTTCGCCG